TTGTTCTGTTTATGTACTGAATTACAGACCAATTTGTATTGTCATTTGAAGCCAATAAGTATCCAGTTTTAACAAGCCTTCTTTCAAGGCTAGATCTAGCATACAGAACCGAATAGTTTAAAAACAAAGGTATTGGAAAATGTATTTTAAGCCATTCACCTGAATATCCAGCCAATTCTCTACTTCCTTGATATACACCAGTTGAACTATTGTAGTCATAAGGTGAACCAGAATGCCACCCTTCATCCCCAATGATTCCATTGAAAGCTTCCCATGCTTGCCAATCAGTATCGTATTCCGAACTGGCGCTCGCCACGACATTGCCCAAACTTGTTATGTCGGTGGTATTTGCGGTCATTTGATTTACGAACACGGGCTGTCCTTGTTTTTTATAAAAAACAATATCTCTGGGATTGAAGTAATTTACACCTCTAGGTACACCTGGATTTGTGTAGGTATAATATGTTTTAAATAAATATCCTTCAATCGTTTCTATTTCACCTGTTGTCAACTCGCGGTCGTAGACGATGACCTCCCAGACAGCCCAGTCGGAATATTCAGCGGTGACACCATAATTTATGCTTAGTCTTTCTACAGAACCTGTCACTGATATTGTAGTAAGGTCAATACCGTTTCCTCTATAAAGACTCTTTTGATCCGTCGAAATTAGAATTTGATCAAGTGGAAAGGCTGTTGTATTATATTGAGTTAACCATGTTCCATGATGCGCCACACCTGCCCTTCCACCCCAAAACCCTGAAAGCCAATTACCAGCGGTGCCATCAAATATCCTCCTCTTTGATGACCCATTATATCTGGCCACGTGAAAGAGCGTATAGGTTGATGGCAAAATGGTAGATGGAAATCTTAATCCATCGCCAGTACCTCCGTAGATGTAGTTGCCAGCTTTGTTGATAGTTCCTGTTGTGACCGTGCAGTCATTACCATTCCCAGAGAGGTCCGGCCAGCTCGTTCCATTCCACGCCTCACCCTTGTACCACCCTACTAGACCATTTGTAATTGGAAGTGACATAACTACAATTAGCGTCTAGAATTTACGGCGCTCTTTATCATCATCTCGAGTTCGGTCTCGGGTTCCCAGTCAGCCCACTCGCGGACCGCCTGGTTTACCTCCAGATAACGTTCGTCGTCTCCGTCGTACTCGCGGAATTCGTCGTCGAACCCCATATCGCACTCCTGCACGACCATGTCGTCATCGGTCTCCCACCCGTCAGAATCCTCGTCATCTTCATCTGGCAGTATGGAACCGTAGACCCTTCCGGTCAATTTCATGGCACTCCACTTCATACCGTATTCCATATCGAGGGCAGTGACGATGCTCCTGCCGGTGGCTTTGCAATATTCAGCGGCCACCACGACGGCATTCTCCAGAACGGGCTGGATCGCATTCGTGTAGGCAGCGATGATCTGTTCCTCGCGACTCATTATTATTTTTTAAAATGTCCCTTTTCTTTAAGAGAGGAACATGCAGAAGCCTCCAGTTGGATTCCGTGGCGACACTGGTACGGGTGCTTTAACTGGTATTAGTGCCGTTGGACAACAAGATACATTTTTATATGACTTTGACTCAAAGAGGGAGTATAATTATAACGAATATTCTCAGGCGACCCCTTTTTATAGGTTCTACAAACCAGCTACAACCACCTTCTTTGGTGAAGAGATTAGGTACACATTTAAACCAAAGGAAATGGGTGATCTTCTCACTGGACTATTGTTGAAGTTTAATTTTCCTCCGACAACCGGGACAACTACGTGTCTAAAGAACCTTGGTCTTTCGATGATCAAACGGGTGGATTTCTTAGTAAATGGAAAGACGATTCAGACTCTAAGAGGGGACTGGTTGTCCATCTATGAATCGATGTACTCCACAGAACAAGACCGCGAAAATATATTTAATGTTTCTTACAATTTAGGAGCCAAGTATAATACTCAACCAATCTTGGAAGCCAACGACACTTCACAACGGTTGTTCTTTCCGATTCCATTTTTCTTCAACAACCACTATTCAGATTCCAGGGCTGATACCACATCCTTTCGTGCACCGTTGCCTTTGTGTGCGATGCATAATTCTGAAATCACTTTGGTGATTCGATTCCTACCCCTCAACGAAATTGTTAGCGACGTGAGTGGTTTTGCGACAGATGCCGATCTCACCAATTTCATGTTTGTCACCGAAGAAATCACGTTGACACCAAGTGAACGCTTCATGTTGCGTTCCACTCGCCAAGAGTATCCAATTGAGAAAGTGTCATCAGAAGAGACGGAAATTGCTGCTACCGAAAATTCCTATTACAGATATTTTTTTAATAGCATCTATTCATGTCGTGCCATATTTTGGACATTTAGAAATAATATTAGTGGGTACAACCCATTTTTCTACAATCCACTTATCAATGTCAGAATCACTACATTGAATAAGACAGATAGAAATGAGCTAAGAAAGCCTCTTTTTCTTCAGGAGTTACAAGCCTACATTCACGATTACTATAACGATGGTAGTTTCTATGGATATTCATTTTCGGAACAACCTCTTCAGGTTGTCGTCGGTGATTACGAGTTTCGTGCTCCACGTCCACAAAGTTCCTACATCGATATGTTTTTAACCACTACGGCACCGGGTTACGATCTATGGTCTAGAACATTTGGTGTTTCTACAAAAAACTACACAATAGATAACCAAAGTATTCTTTTGGATACCAGTGTAGGACTGGGTTCCGGGAATGAATTATTGTCTTTAAATATAAATACCAAGGGATATTTAAGAACCAATACAGCACGAGTGGGAATTCCTCGCGTGGGAATCACACCCACTACTTATACGAATACTGACAATGAATTTAACCCTTACATGATGCGATTCGAACCTTGGAATGGTACAAACGAAGGTTATATTAGAATTAGACCGACTGCGAGAACGAATATCAACACATTCGTCGCAACAATTGAATCATATTTGATAACTATTTATTATCTCTCAACTAACACGTTTGTCGTGGAAAATGGATTTGCGGACGTTGCTAATATTGATATGGAAAATGGAATCATCGAAGGCAAATTCAATAATCTGGATTCAGATGGATCTGGTTTTATAGAGCCTATTGAATTTGATGTAAGTACATATGACAGAGACGGAGATGGCAAGGTTTCCTTCGCAGAGTTCAAGGAAATCGAGGAAGTTTAAGGTCCGAACCTGTAAATAAAAGTCGCGATATACCATTCTCTATGTAAAGAAAATTCATCGAGAGTGCGTACAATCGAAAACGAATAACATTGGAACCTTGTCCCTTGCCTTCCACATTGAAAAAAGGATTTACAATAGTGGAAAAGTTTATGGATCCGTTTGGTGTAATTTTGTTCATCGGATCTTTGCAAAAAGCGAGAGGGTATATGAAGCCACAATAACGGTTCGTTGGTGTACTTATATTTTGTGCTGAACCTGCAAAGTGTGAATAATACTGAAATCCTCGATACATTTCATAAGTACCCACTTCCTTGGGCATCAGTACCTCATTATCTAATATAACCTCCATCGAAATCATGAAATCGTTTTGGTCTACGCTTGAAAGTGGAAGTGCATATCCTCTAGAATAATCGAATATGTTGGTAGTGTCTGTTGTGGTATCCTTAAACAAAGCAAAAACAGCCTTAACTGGATTCACAAAATCTGGTTTCATCGTGAATGAAGTATTTCCGGTGTATTCCGTCTCCTCTAGTTGAAACTGTTCTGTTGGAAATAACATGGGTCGTCTCATTACCGACTTTATAACTTCATCAGAGGCATATCCATACTCAATTCTCAGACGTACATCGGAACTCGTTACGCCCACATCTGATCCACCCCAACTCTCTGATCTTCTTAGACCCACCTCGACATTAACTTCCTGATATCTTAATGCTGCCAGTGGTATTGCCAAATCTGTTTTTCCATGAAACCAAAACTGTAGTGGTACCTGAAGACGGTAAGGACCATCAGTTCTTGGATATTGTGATGTATTGTTAAATGGATACGTCGGCCCTCCGCCAAGCATCCTGAATAATTGAGCCACAGTGAATGCCTGACTTTCGTCACCTTCTACATTCAATCTAAGATTAAGTGTTTCTCCGCTCTCTTGTTGAATCGTTGTTCCACCTATGGTTAAAGATACATGATCAATCATAGCCAATGCATGATTTATTGTAGAACTTGCCAAACTTGCGTAGTCAATGAGTAGATACATACGTGTGATAAAGTCACCATGCCGTGGAACCAAAAACTTGGCGTTACCACCATAGTCAATCATCAAAGGATCGGTATCAAAACTTTGGGTGACGAAGTTGGTCTTCTTGGTAAACACGGCTTTGAATGGAGTCTGTTCCATATTCTAATATGAACCACCTTTATTTTTTCTCTAGTATGCCGAGAATGGAATTGTGTACGGTTTCGTAACCGGTGATGCGTCGAACTTCTTCCTGAACCCATGCAGACTTGTCTTCCAGCTCACCCTGGTAGATCTTTTCCATTGCCTCGACCGTACCTTGGACGCTCGGCGTTACCCACCACGCATTCTGCATGTGATTGAATCGCTTCTGAATTGGAGGAACGGAAATACCATACAGACAATAATCATGCATTGCTCCGAACCGTGTCGTGACCACAGGTATGCCAAAATATTGTGCTTCCAATTGTGGAATGCCAAACCCTTCCGAGCATGATCCACATATATACATGTCGGCAGATTTGTACATCTTCTGTAGAGTGGTTTCATCCAGAGTCGTTTCGGTAATCTTGATGGATGTTTCTGGAATTCCAAGAGTTCTTACCATCAAAGTGACGTCATAAACCCTTGCGTGGTTTAGCGTAGGTGCGTGAATCCAAAGAATAGCTTCTGAATGTTTTTTCTGAAACTCTTTAAATGCCAACAAGGTCGTATCGATAGACTTTCGACCACTCTGTTCATAATTTCCAGCTACGGTGAGGACTACGTACTTGTCATCCAACCCAAAGTCCTTGCGAATTTTCTGCTTAGTGTCTTCTGGAGGCAGTTGCGTCTGAAATTCTACTACGTGAGGCACGACGTGACTTTCTCTTCTCATCTGTTTTATGATCCTTTCGCGTGTGGACATACATAACGAAATGATTGTTTGTATTTTTCCTAGTGCCTTGACGGTAGGTTCGTCAATAGGTTCATAATGCAAAGGAAACCATATATAAGATGGACATGCAATTTGTTCCTGAGTGGAGGTGTCCAGAAGGAAGATGTCCTGAAGGAAGAAAATGGCTCCGGCGTTGGTTCGCTTGATGAAATCATTGATATCCGAAATCTTGATGACGCATGGGAACTTCTCGTAGGGACCCAAAATGAAACTCACACCGGGGCGATCCAATAGCGCCTGAGACCAAGGATCGCGGGTTTCATTAGGAAGGATGTTCGCGTTGACAAGATCCTTGAATGAAAGTACACCAATATGTTTCACGCCACATAGTGACCATATTATCATCGTAACGGTATGTCCGCGTTCCAAGAACATCCTTATCAAGTGCTTGAGTTGACTTGGATAGCCACCCTTGGCGCCGTTGAATGGTGTTCCATTACTGGACAATAGGATGTGCATTTATGGTAATCATGTCCGTGCCGTTTAATTGAAAACCGATGATATCAGCTTCCTCGTCCCACATGGCCTCGTAGTGTGCCGGAACCCCGAAGTGTGAACGAACCATGTCCTCGTAGTAGTATTCGAGTTCTTCGTTGTCAAAGATGTCGCCCGACACGTTTCCAAAAATGGTATCGCGGGCACAGAGGTAGTCCAGAAAGGCATCGAAGGTGTGTCCCTTTGACCACATGAACTCGATGTAGCGTTGATGTCTCCATGACTGATCAAAGAGCTTTAGCAGAAATTTGCCTACCCCTGGTGTGATGTTGATGCTCTTCAGTCTGATCACCTTGCCCGTAATCTCCCTTTGATGAATGTTGTTCAGTTTCAACTTGTAGCAGGCGCGACACACGTTCTTCCTTGAACTCGATCTGCCCTTGTGATAAACCCTGGACATCCTCTCCAAGGGAATGCTGTTCTCGAACTGAAAATACTCAAATGCATAGTTTATGAAATCATATCGACTGATCCAATGTAGCGGGACACTGCACCAGTGACATTTTGTGGCTGGATAGATCATCCTTTACTATGTTAGCTTAGCGTGGTTTGTTTAATCTTGGTCTACAACACCTTCTTTCCATGGAAACTTCACCATGGGATGTTTGGGAATAACTATGTCAATTGGATGTAAACCTGAACTCGTTAGGTCTCTAAGTTGTTGTCTATAAGTTTTAATTTCTTGTATTTTCTCTTCGCTTAATGGACTGTCTGTACCCACCATCCAATCGGTCAACGACAATGCAATATCTCGATGACGTCTTACTTCATTCATTGCCGAGGACGATGAGTATTTTGTTTCGTCTATAAAAATTTCTACGTTACCTTCATTCATTCGAGTATTTAAAATATCTATATAACCTTTAGCAAGAAGGTTTTCATCCATTAGTATACGATGATATACTTCGGTTGGATAATATTCTAAACTTGATTCAAATGCAACATCAATTACTTTTAGAGAATTGCGTTCCACAATAGCATATTGATTCATTTATAATAAAAAATATAAAAATTAATCGGAAACATACGTAAGCCACATACTACCAATTCTACAAGTCCACCCGCTATAAGTGTTGTCATAAACATACATTATTAGACCGGGTACGTCAGACCATGCTAAATTTATAATAGGTGACGATGTAGTCATATATCCTCTGGCATTTCCCACGTCGCCTGCATACCATTCTGCTTTTTGAATACTACTGCCATTCCTTGTCAAATATACGACAAATCGCCACGTCGTTCCTGCGTTCCCGTTGCTTATATTAAAATAACGAAAATTAAGAATCACTCGATTGAAACTTCTTCTCTGACCGGAGGCGTCAGTCCAATTTCCAGGTATCCCATTTTGAAACATTGCATAACTCCATCCCCCCGAGTGACCAGCTTCGCGCGAACCTATATAAACATAACCCCCATGACCAACGTCAACATATCTTCCAGAATCAATAATTTGAACTCTAGCAGTTCTACCTTCGAATGTTTCTGCGGATCCATATACCTCAAGTTTCCGTCTTGGGGCATCCGTCCCGATGCCGACGTAGCCACCAGATGTTACTTTCAAATATCCACTAGCAGTCCTCAAACCCGATCCACCTGTGCCTGCGGTGTATAATACAACATCATTTCCATCAGTGAAGTTAGAATGACCTGTTCCCCTTCCTGTGCCGTGATTTCCATTTCCGAATTCTAAACGCCCACCTCCTCCATTGCTATCGCCTACTAAAATACGTGGATCAGAAGCACGAACTTGTAAAGTTGTATAAGGATTCGTCGACCCGATGCCGACATTACCACTGGGTATAATCGTCATTCTGGCATTAGCCTCACTAGCGGCATATGCAGGATCATTGCTGGCTGTATCATCCAGACAGAAATGGAGTTTGGCTCTGCTAAAATTTGAGTTGCCCGTCGCCACAATGGCAACCTTTGCAGGAGAAGTTGCATCAAAAGGGGTTCCAAGTAATAAAGTAGAACTGTTGCCTTGCCACACTCCCCTAAACTCGACAGACGGGTTTGTTCCGTAAATGGTAAGGTTTCTTGTAGTACTCGCCGTCCCGATTCCTACTCTGGATGCAAATGCATCCCCCGTAGACGAAATAGTTGCAGCTTGGACATCTCCTGAATAGGTCGCGGTTGATCCGGTTATGGGACCCGTCACCGAAAGCCCACCAGAACCGTCGACCTTGACCAAGGAGCCCGAAGACAGTGTCAATGATGAACTGGATATGATGTTGGTCGTCACAATGTTCCCCGAAACAGTGAGATTGCTTTCCATCTCGACATGCCCCGCCTGGACGATTCTGAGTGCCGCATTGGAACCAAGCGTAGTGTCCACCACCGGATTGCTTATGTAAAAGTATTCTCCACTGGTTGGCTCGATTCCCATGTCAATGTTGACATTAGACGAAGTGGTGAGCGATGGCGTCACCCGAAGCCTCAACTGCCTGGCGCCTTCAAGGGTGTCACCTATAATTCCATCGTAGTTACTGTAAACCTCAAAGGGGACGAGATTGGTGGTACTGCCTTGTTCCACATTGCTAATGAATACCTGACCCTCGACCTCAAGTGGATGATTGGGATCTGTCGTTCCAATGCCCACGTAAGACATGTTTTCTATTATTCGCCGATATTTTAGTATCACATTTTAAACGTTCGCAGGACAATGTAGTTTACCAGACGCCCAGACTTCCATTTTGATCCGTAATCTTGTTCTTGGGTTCGGTAGCATTCTAAGAGTGACTGAAAATTTCTAGAGGAACTCGAGTGCTGCTGGATCCACCCTCGATGTCCTGTAGAAAGAGATTGCCGTCAACTTCAACGTTGTGCGTCATAGGCTGGCATGGTTAGGAAAGATTTATTTTCACAGATTCGCACTGATTAAAACTATCGATATCACACAGTATGTATATCCAGATGGTCCATACCATTTCTGAGTTCCAGCAGAGTGCACAGATACAGTGTCGCCTTTTGTTAGTGCTATACAATGATTACTCGTTGCTCTTCTATGATCATTTCCATTATTACTCGTTCCAAACCCATAACCCTTCAAGTTCGGACTATAATTAGCACCATTTATATAAATATTGTGATTTCCGTCGTAAGCCCCATCATTCATTGTCATCATCTGAGTATTTATAGAATACACGCCTGATATGGGAGTTACAAAACAATCATTTGTAGTATTCCATAAATTATAAGGATCATATACGACTCCATCAAAGGGTATTATAACACCATCTAATCTAGTAATGGACCCTGCATTTATGTATCGCGTGCATGCGTATGTCTTTTGTTTGAGTAAGCCTGAAATACGCGCATCACCCTCTACATCCAGTACGGCTCTGGGTTCGCTGGTCCCGATGCCGACCCTCCCCGCCTTGTATGTCACCACGTCTGGTGAAACACTGAAATATGCTTTCTGATAGCTATAAATCTCCCATATCTCGTCCTCCGAAAGGGGGCGGTCGTAGAACCTGAAGTTGGCGATGGAACCGTCGAAAAGTTCCGCATTTAATACATTTGCACCAAGTTTTGCTGAAAAATTTGTGATATTGAAAGTAGAATATGCATCACTCGTCACAAGTTGCGAATTCACATAAATTTTGCGCCCAGGGGTATAAGTACATGTAATAAAATGCCATTTGTCTGTTTCAACTAAATAATCGCTTATAAGATTATTTCCATAACTTAAATAAACTACATAACCACCATTAAGAAAAATACCCATTAACTTATTAGATATATTTTCGCCCATACTAAACAAACTTTTATAACCAGATTGTATCGCATTTGGTTTTATCCACATGCAAATTGAATGTAGATTACTAGTATTTAATGTGTTTGAATTGAAGGTCGCAGATATATATGAACTAGTTCCGTTAAATTCAAACGTCTTCGGTTCGGTACTTGTGAATGTCACATTAGTTGGTGTTCCCGTGTTACCATTACCAGTCTCATCCGTAATGTTTCCACTTCCAGAGTATTCCCTCGCGTCGTAGTAGACCTCCAAGAATTCGGCCTTGGGTGTGTTCGGGACGGTCTTGTGGAGGACGTCCGTGCCGTCGTTGGTCGCAGCAGTGTAGGGAGTGCCGTATAACTCCCATTCACCAATGTTTGGCGTTCTTGGATCACCAGAAACAAATACACCAATTTTTTCAACAACTATTACAAAATAATTATAATAATTTGTTGAATCCATTTGTATTGTTGTAGGTACACCAGTACTGTAACTGTAATTAGACCACGATTTGATAGCTGTCCAATTAGAACCATCTGTGCTTCCTAAAACAGTTCCGTCTACAGGTAAAACCGAAGCATAAGTTTGCATGCGACCATATAACACAATATATTCCAATTTAATACTTGAAGGCATTTGAATTTTTAGCCACTCGCCTGTATAACCACCTATACTACTTGCCGGTGAATATGTATAATTTCCATTGTTGTCATACCTAGAACTAACTGCATGCCATGATTGATCGTCGCTTGTAGTGTTGTGATTAAAAGCGTACCAAGGTCCACCATAGCCATGATTTGATGAAGCACTTGCCGTGTAACCAAAACTGGAATCTGCGTTCATCGCAGACCTTGGTTCTTTGACGTGATAGTACCTAGTAGATTCCGTAAACTCCGCGACCACGTTGGTGTTGGCGGTCACGGTCAAAAAGGATGATCCCACGATGTTCGAGGTAGTCAGAGTTCCAGTGATCCACGAGTCTCCCACGACATGCAGGGGCTTGGTGGGATCCGTCGTCCCGATGCCCACATTGGACGTCCTGGAGATGACAAAGGTGTTCTGGTCACCAACATTGGATGTGTTCTGGGGCGCCGTGATGAAGAAGTAGTCCTTACTGGCCTCGCCACGGATGCCCATGTCGGTCACATAGCTATTGTCGGTGTTCGTTTCGCCATAGTTCTGAACCCTCAAACGGAGCATGCGCGAATTCTCGGCCTCGACTGAGGAACTCACCAAATTGCTGAAAATTTCTAGAGGAACTCGAGTGCTGCTGGATCCACCCTCGATGTCCTGTAGAAACAGATTGCCGTCAACTTCAACGTTGTGTGTTATGGACGATCCGATGCCGTCGTACGTGGGCATGGTTTTCTACTAATTGACTAGGAAAGATTTATTCACTCTGGTGGCGTATCTCAAGAAGACAAATAGTATCCACCAAACCCATTATGAATATTGCCCTGTCCATAAAATATACCAGTATTGACATACATATTCATAGTATCACCTTCATCCATATAAGCAATTACATTTCCACTTACGCAAGTATAATTTGTATTTGTATATGGACCACCACCAGCATAATCAGTGTTATTTTTTCTGAATTTTAACCACAAGTCGGAATTACTAGATATTGCAAAAGAATAAAAATAGTAATAACCTGCAGTTTTAACTGTAAATATACCACCGCTATATTGTCCTCCTACGCAAACTGATATATTATTAAAATTCACGATGTTGCCAGCAGTAACATCTCCATCATTCTTAAATACATGAAAAAATGCTATATTTTTTGCCATCATAGTTCCAGCGACATCCAAGACGGCCTTGGGTTCACTGGTCCCGATGCCAACCCTACCCGCCTTGTAGGTCACCACGTCTGGTGAAATACTGAAGTACGCCTTCTGGTAGCCGTAGAGCTCCCAGACCTCGTCCGCGGAAAGGGCGCGATCGTAAAGCCGATAGTTTGCGATGGAACCGTTGAAGTAATCCCCGTCACCAGGGCGACAACCGAGCTTTAGTGTAGTTCCAGTTAAATTTAAGGTACCCGCACCTTCGACTGTAACATTTTGTATTAAACCATTGATGTATATTTCTGTAGTGCTGTTTTGACCATTGTATGAAATTACAACGTGATACCACGTGTCATTTTCTATAATAGGACTTGCTCTAATGTTTGTTGCGTATATACTCCAATTAATTTGATTGGAGTTTATTGCAATCGCCGATTGTTGGTCATTTGTAAATGTACCTATAGAGCACACATAATCCCAAGTATTTATAGCGCTCGTTCTTTTGAACCACACTGCATGCGAATGCGGAACATTGCCCGTACCTAAACCATGTGTCCCCGTGACATTGCTCGTGGAACCGTCAAAGTACCACGCTTTGGGGTCGGT